GGTGGCGATTACTCATCATGGTCAGGAACAAACGTAGTTCCCAGCTCAGACATTGCTGGAAGCTCAACAACCTATTCAGTACATACTGCTGGCGATCAATTTCAACTAGAGATTGTAACGAGAGCAGCAGGCAAGATTCAAGACAGCCTCGTAACAGAAACCATCGAACAGGTTTCTACTACTACTTCCTTATCGGTCTTCTCTCAGTAGCACCTGCTTACGCAAACGAAGAACCAACAGTTAGAAATACATCAAACCCTGTAGCTGCGGCAACAGGCAATGTTACCAATCAAGCGGTGCAATTCCAGAACAATGGAGCACCGTCTCGTCAATACTTTGCAGGTAATAATAGTTGCAATGGAACGACCATGCAGTTCTCGCCCTTTTATATGGGCAACGATACTATTCCTTACGATAGTGAAGGGTATGTACGCAGCAATAACTACGGCGTACAGTTGAACTTCTCCGTACCACTAGATGGTGGCATGGTAGAAACCTGTAAAGGTATAGCTCGTAAACACGAGCAGAAAATGAGGCTTGATTACGAGCTTGTACGTGCTCTTAAATGTACAGAAATTATGAAAGATGGGTTTACCTTTAGACCCGGAAGTCGTGTCGAAATGATTTGCCACGACATCGTACCAATCGTATCATTAAATGATAGAAGCGATAGTAACTCTCTCGATAGCAGTAGTAGCAGCGGGAGCAACACTGAACAATCGACTACACCAAAGAATTAACAACGTACATGATCGCATTAGTGGTCTTGATCGTCGTATTGACGGCGTAGAACTGACGGTTGCTCAGGACTACGTTTCTAAAACAGAACTCAAGTCTATGATCGACCGTATGGAAGATCACATGATACGTATCGAAGGCAAACTAGATCAAATAGTACTAAGAAATGGCAGCTAAAAAAGCTACAGAAGATCATTTTAATGAGCTTCATAACCTTGTGACGAAAGAGTTTCTAGCACGTGTCAAATCGGGCGAAGCAACTACACAAGACCTAAAAGCAGCCTGTGATTGGCTTAAAACTAATGACATCAGCGGTGTTGCTTATGACGGTAACCCCTTATCCAAACTCGCTCAGATCATGCCTGAGATTGACCCTGAACTAGTACAGAAAAGACTTTATGGCTCATCAGTCCGGTAAATCCACAACACACTATGCCGCTAACCGTAGATCTTTAAATATCAAACGTGCTTACCAGCGTAAATACAATAAAAAACCTAAGGAAGTTAAACGCAGAGTAGATCTCAAACGTATTAACAGACTGAAAGGTACATACGGTAACGGTGACGGTAAAGATGTCTCTCACAAAAAAGGGGGAGGGACATTTATGGAAAAAGCTTCCAAAAATCGAGCACGCAACCGTAGCAAAGCATGACCCCCGTACTTCCCACTCCTGATCACTATCTTTACAACCTAATAACCATGACATCCTCTGAAGCCAAGCGCCTTTGGAGGCGCAGTATTAAAGAACATTTTGGCTGCACTTGTGTTTATTGCGGAGAGACTTATGAATTACACGAACTTACTTTGGACCATGTACATCCTCGTTCTCTTGGGGGCGAAGATGTCAATACGAATGTCGTACCAGCATGTACCAGATGTAATCAGGATAAAGGAAGCCACCATTGGCGCTCCTGGATGAGAGAACGCTTCGGACAAAATCTACTAAGAGAATCACTTATTTCGTCACACATTAATTAATTATGGCTACTAAAAAATTGTCTCCTGCAATGTTTGCTTTCGCTAAGGCAAACAGAAAAAAGCTTAAAAGCCCAACACCAGCTCAGAAAAAGATCTTTGCTCAGTATGACGCAATGGTCAAGGCTGGAGATAACCCTGCTAATCCCAAACCAAGACCTGCGGCTTCTAAGCCTGCAACTTCTAAACCTCCTACATCAAAGACCACACGACCTAATCAAACAGTCAATGGGGCTTCGTTAGGTAGCAAGATTACTCCTGCTGAAAAAGCTCGACGCGAAAAGGCAGCTTCTCCAGAAGCAATGACTCCACCTAGGACAGGTCAAAGTCCACGTGCTGGATCTCGCGCATCTTCTGGTAATAAAACTTCTACCCCTAAAACATCTTCACCAACACGTTCACGCGCTGCAAACCGTCGTAGTTCTTCTACGCCACAAAGTCGCGCTTCCAATGCACGGAGACGTGGTTTGTCAAACAACCTTCGTGAGATGAGAACTGCTGCTCGTAGAAGGGCTCATAAGAATGCAGTCTTCAGAAGCAGCTACAAACGTCGTTAAGAACTTATCCACATAAGTACATAATTTTATCGCGCTCCTTCGGGGGCGCTTTTTTTATATGGGGAAAAAAGCAAGTAGGACTTACTTTGCTTATCCCACAACGCCAGACGAACGTCGAGCAGCTTTCACTACTTTTGAATTTGCAAAGGAAAATAATCTGCAACGTCCCCAATATCTTGACGATACTGGTAATGTTTGGCGATGGGATAACAAAGGAAAAGGAAAACATGGTCTTATTAACACTAATTTAAAATCAGCACGTAATGGCAGAGATAGGGCAAGACGTGTTGGACTCTCACTAACAGCAAATGATTATGAACAAGCTTGGCCTGGTATGGGTCAGGAATTATATGACGCAGAAAAAGCTCGTATAGACGAAATTTATGCATCTGCTGATGACTCACAGGATGTAGACCACATTTGGTCTATGTCTAACGGTGGTCTCAATGTTTCTAATAATCTTAGACCTCTAGACTCTAGACAAAACAGATCTGAAGGAAACAGACCTATTCCATCTGATGTAGAGCAATCTGCATACATGATGGCAGACAATAAAGAAGACCAAGTACGTCTTCAAGGTCCTCGGTTTCCACGAGGTTCACGTACCGAAGTATTTTTTCAAGGTGGAAAGGTTGCCGTAAGACTTCTTAATAGATCTAATGTTATTGCTAACGGTCATGATCTTTTTATGGCTGGTAAGAACGGTGAAGAATTTGCCAATGGTGCGGCTGAATACCTACCTGGTATGAAACCTAATCCTGAAACTGATCTTGGTAAACGGGCCGGTGATGCAATTGTTAATGGCGCTAAAGAAGCTTATAAAAACGGCCAAAAAGCTATTGATAATTATGGCATAAACACCATGTAAGCCCCTAGAAGCCCGTTGAAATACCACTCCTATACATATACATATGACAGACGTTTTAACGGCCTTACAGGACGATTTCAAGCTGTTTCTGCAAGCTTTGTGGGGACAGCTCGATCTACCTGAGCCTACTAAAGCTCAATACGCTATCGCTGACTATCTACAACACGGTCCTAAACGCCTACAGATCCAAGCCTTCCGAGGAATTGGTAAATCTTGGATTACTGGTGCATTCGTGTTGTGGACTCTATTTAAAAATCCAGAAAAGAAGATCATGATTATCTCCGCTTCTAAAGAGCGTGCAGACAACATGTCTATCTTCCTTCAAAAATTAATTATAGAAACACCGTGGCTCAATTACTTACAACCCAAATCAGACGACTCTCGTTGGTCACGTATCAGCTTCGATGTCAACTGTTCCCCCCACCAAGCACCTTCAGTCAAGTCTGTTGGGATTACAGGCCAACTGACCGGCTCTCGCGCTGACTTAATGATCCTTGATGACATTGAAGTTCCTGGTAACTCAATGACTGAAATGATGAGGGAGAAGCTTCTTCAACTTTGTACAGAAGCTGAGTCCATCCTTACTCCAAAAGATGACTCCCGTATTATGTACCTCGGGACTCCCCAAACTACATTTACTATCTACAAAAAACTTGCTGAACGTAACTACAGACCTTTCGTTTGGCCTGCAAGAGTACCTCGTAAACTAACTAACTACGAAGGTGTTATTGCACCTCAACTACAAGCAGATATCGATAAGGGTGCTCAACCTTGGGACCCTACTGACCCTGACAGATTCCAAGAAGATGATCTTATTGAACGTGAAGCGTCCATGGGTAGGTCTAACTTCATGCTTCAGTTTATGCTCGATACGAGCCTATCTGATGCAGAAAAGTTCCCACTCAAAAACGCTGACCTTATCATTACTAGCGTTAACCCTACTACTGCTCCAGACAACATCATCTGGTGCTCAGACCCAAAAAACTGTCTTAAGGAACTCCCAACTATCGGATTACCTGGAGATTATTTCTACTCTCCAATGCAACTACAGGGGGAATGGGATAATTACCAAGAGACAATCTGCTCGGTTGACCCATCGGGTAGAGGATCGGATGAAACAGTTGCAGCTTATCTCTCCCAACGAAATGGTGTCATGTACTTGCACGAAATGCGTGCTTACCATGACGGATACACAGACAATACGCTTCTGGATATTCTAAAAGGTTGTCGTAAATATAACGTCAAGACACTCCTTATTGAATCTAACTTTGGTGATGGTATCGTCTCTGAACTCTTTAAAAAACACCTTCAACAGACTAAACAAGCTATCCATATTGAAGAGACAAGAGCTAACGTACGTAAAGAAGACCGTATCATTGATACCCTTGAACCTGTACTGAATCAACACCGTCTAGTAGTAGACAAAAAAGTTATACAGTGGGATTACCGCTCTAATCCTGATACAGCTCCAGAAAAGAGACTTCAATATATGCTCTTCTATCAACTAAGTCGTATGTGTAGAGAAAAAGGTGCAGTACGTCATGATGATCGTATTGATGCCTTAGCTCAAGGTGTTAAATACTTCACTGACTCCCTTTCAATCTCTGCTCAACAGAACATTATCGAACGTAAACGTAATGAATGGAATGACCTCTTAGCTAATTGGGAAGACGATCAAGATTGCTTTGCTAGTCACCTAGTTTTTAACTTATCTATGGACCAAAGACAGCAATCTAGATCCACTGACAAAAAGTCCGTCCCTACTTGGATCTGAGCGATAGGACCCATATACAGGGAGAAGGGTGGACTTCCTGTAATTGGAGAGACTAATAATCTCTCCTTTTTCTAATTTACCTGTTGTGTACATTCCGTAATTACCCCCAACTACATAGACACATCTAATAACTGTTTTCTGAACAGTGTTATGTACCCGTATTACCATTTCGTACTTACTGTACATACTGTTGTTCTAAGTCTACTGACGTGTAATGTACGTACTTAACTACCATTAATGAAAGTAATTGAATTTGAAGGTAATGAACAAGACTGTTCCTTTACCTATCATCGGACTAGAGAAGGTCCTAACTTCTTTGTATCTTATTACAAAGGTTCCACTCAGGGTCATAATGATCCTAAAGAATGTTGGCGTACCTTAGGTGTTGCTAAGTTCACTGATTCTGGTAAAGCTCTTAAACAATGGTGCCTCGATTGTCATGATCAGTATGGTGCTGAAGAGCTGGAATCAAGAAAAGATACATCTTTTGCTTCCGACGACGTGGAGCTGTCGCCATCAGATCAAACAAAAATGGTCGTTTGATGCTGACGTATATCAGTTATATCAAGGGTTTTGTCTCAGTTGTGCTGTTTAATTGTATTCAACCGGTTAATTGGCAGTCTTGTTCTCAGGTTCACGTGTGGATTCCTCCGTACGTTAATGACTTGGCTGTGTTTTACAGCGTTAAACCGTATGAAACCGAGCTTAACTACCTTAAAAAATGACAAAAATGTCTCAAGCCTGTACATATACGTAGGGGGAAGGCCGCAACCCCCATGGGGTGGGTCGGATCTGGCCTCATTAGTTGTATAAACTAATGGTTTTAACTGGGTTTTACTGTACTGCGCGT